ATCAAAAAAGATGATGGTGATAATGATAATGAGTTCCTTATAGACCAGAACTCGGTTGAATTAATTAGTGATCACATTTTCTATCCCCAGATGTCAATGCAACAGATGAAGGACGCTGAACCAGCACAGATGGGATATTTTGATTATACATTATCTCGTCAAACGATTACCGCAAATAAAGCAGATTTAACCAAAGACACGGCACAGACTAATACGAGAAATATTGGTGGTGCTTCTCGTATTGTTACAAAATGTTTTGCGTGTTACGCTCCAACTGGAAATAAAGAACAAGCAATCCTAAATAAATACCAAGCACTGGCGATGACACCGACCGCAAAACAGAGTGGGGTTCTTGAAAGTAATTTATTCTTTAATGAAAGATTCCTTTATCCTCTCAATGTTAAGAATAATGCCAGACATTTCTTTAATTTATACGATGCTGACAAGAGACATTATCACACTCCTCGTGAAGTATATAGTGCCTCTGGTGAAGCATTACTCAAAGGAACAAGTGAGGGACAAAATTACGAAGGGAGAAACCAAGATGGACTCCGTGGATCTCAATTCTGGCAAGGTTTCCGTTTGAATCGTGGTGAAAGAATTGGAACCAAGGGTATTGATATTCATATGAACGCCAGAGGTGTTAATGGTAGTGGTGAAGGACTCGCAGATGGAACCTATACTCAATTAGTATATTTAGAAGTTCTCCGAACCCTCACCATGGATAAGACGACTGGTCAAATTGAAGTACTATTCCAGTAAATTAATATCAACACCAATATATTTTCTTTCTAAAATGTTACATCTTTCTCCTACATATTTATTATGACAAGTCATATCTAAAATTGTATCACCTTTATTACTATATGTTTTTATGAAATAATCAATTTGTTCATCGTCACGAGTTATACCAGTATTATCTTTTCTTATTTTCCAATTTTTAAATGTTGTTGGATATAATCCAGTATGACCTTCTCCATCAGATGAAACATATTCATTTTTTTTATCTTTTAATTTATCTCCATAATATCCATTCCTTCCACCTACCATAACATTTCTTTTTGGTTTATATGTATCACCTACCATCTGTGGATTGTATGTACCTCTTTTTTTATAATAAATAAATATCTCTTCCATTTGTCTTAATGGTTGATATTTTGCTTGAAAGAAACCAGTTTTATTATTCTTACACCATGAATAATGATATTTAGGTGTTTGATATTTTAAAAGTTCATATGTGAATGGCATGGATGCATATAAACATATTATACCATTTGGTTTTAAAACCCTCCACATTTCTATAAATAATTCTTTCCAATTCAATCCTTTATCCCACGATGCTTTGGTTGTTCCAAATGGTGGATCAGTATATATAAAATCAATTGAATTATTATCAAATGTTTTGATTATTTCATGTATATCCCCTTGGATGTAGGTATTCATTTAACATATAATAGATAAAAAAATTGCTACTAAAATCCTTTTTCCTTATGTACCCCTATAAATAAAAAAACATCGTCATAAACTAAAAAAAATTCAAAATATTTTGAGACCATTTGCTATATAAAAAAATATTCCCTTTTTTTAGATTAATTTTTCATTAAAAAAAATCTAATGTTATAATAAATGAAAACAGAAAACTTGATTGCATTAATTAAAAAATCCAGACCCAATATTAAGGATAGCACAATTAAAATGTATGTTGGTAACCTTAACAAATTGAAAAATATATTTGAAAGTGATGATTATGGGTTTCTTAAAGATATTGAAAAAGTTAAAGAAAAATTAAGTGAAAGACATTTTACAACCCAGAGAAATTATTACAATTCAATTATTATTTTACTCATGGCACAAGATAAGGATAAAAAATTAATTGAAAAATATAATACCATAAGAGACCAACTCAATTCTAAATACCTTGAAAATCAACAAAACGGCGTTATCTCCGAGAAACAGAAGGACTCATTTATTTCAATGGATGAGTTATTATCATTTGTAGAAAAAATCAGAGTTGATTTAAATATTCCAAAATTAAAAAAGAAAGACGCAATACCAGAGAAAGAAAAGAAATTATTAATGGTTTATGTCCTACTATCGATACTAATTGAAAATCCTATGAGAAACGACCTATCACAAATGAAAATCATAGTTGGAAAGAAAGGGTATAATAATTTAAGTGATACAGATAAGAAGGATAGTAACTATCTTGTAGTTGAAAAAAATAATGCCAAGTTCATTTTAAACGATTATAAGACGAGTAAGAAGTACGCGGAAAAGATTATAAATATTTCAAAACCATTAGAGAAGATAATAAGAATGTATATGAGAATAAATAAATTAGGTAATGGTGATATATTATTTCCTATCAGTAGAAATGGTATATCGCAATTGTTAATAAAGACGAGTAAAAAATATATTAATAAGAATATCAGTACTACTATCATAAGGAAAATTGTAGCGAGTCATTTATTAAAAGATGTTAAGGAGATAGAACAGAAATTATCAAATAAAATGGGAACGGATATTGCAACTATAAAGTCGGTCTATGTGAAAAAAGAGGATTAATATATTCATTTTTTATTTTACATAACATTTTCCATTCATCTCTACCACGATCATTTCTTCCACCCATTCCTTTAAACCATTCACCATCTTTAAGTTCCCACCAGTAAAATCTTTCTTTACCCCAATGAGAACCATTCTTACCTATGCATCTCCAAATGAAAAAACATCTACCACCTTCATTATCTTTACAGAACTTAATACCATCTTCTATTTTACCCAGTTCAAATTGTAGATCTGGATAATCTCCAAAGTCACATCTTCTGGTTTTTAATTCAACTTTAATAGGTAAGGTCTTTGATCTAAAATCATATTTATTAAACTTATCACCTAAATCTGTACCAGTATTCCATAATTCACCAAATATTTCAGTGAGGAATGGCATGGAACTATCTTCACTTTTTAATCCTAATTCAAGATCTTTAAGAAATTGTTTATTGTTTTGTAATGAACTCATTTATATATACTTAAACATAGAAAAAAATATTGGGAGAAATACGCATCAATCAAAATTGATTACAAAATGTCCATGCTTAACATCGCATTTATATATACTTGATCTCTTCTTTAATTTTTTCTTAATATGTATTTCCTTCATTATTTCTGGTGATATTTTAGGTTCAATATCATATAATTTTTTAGGATCATCCATTAATGCTTTTAATGTTTTCCTTACACTGGGTAAATCACCATGTGAAGATACAAATGATGCTGTATCATATACATCAATAAGATCTTCAAAAAAACTTGTTTCAATACAGTAATTATTTATGCAATAGTGATTTAATTTCTTTGTCTTAAAACTTATATTATCTTTTTCTTTAACACTTAATTTTTTCTTTGGATTCTGATTCTTTAAAAATAATCTTAAATCTTGTATATTTTCAATTAGGAACTGATTATCTTTGGGTATGTGTATGTAGTCGGTTTTTGATATAATATCCCATAGGTTCGTAGCGATTTCATATTTATTATTCTTTTGCGATAATCCAGTAGGAATGTTGAAATAATTAATAATATGTAGAAGTTCTTTCTTGCTATGGGATTTGTCAATAATTGTATTATTCTTTGGCATCCTATTTGTAATATATACATAGATATTTATTTTATAATATATAATAAAGATGCCGTACAAAACTGGGAAATTGAAAGGACAACTTACGAGTGCTGAACTTCGTAAATTAATTAAAGCACATAACAAGTTATATACGATAAAAGTTCCATCTGGTGCTACACAACCACAAATAGTTAAATTAATTAATGATAATGGTTATAATGTCAATCATAAAAAACAATCTTTATTTTTAACTATGAAAACCTTACCAAAAAAAATATCCATGGCAGATGTACCAAAGAAGGTTGAACTCACTGCGTTACAAAAACAGAAGCGACAAGAAGCGAAGGACGAACGAGACAAGAAAAAGAAAAAAGAATTACGAGACGCAAAGGTAGAAGCAGTAAAAAAGTTTCAGAAAGGAAAACCAGATGTAAAAAAGAAACCAGTAGTTGTTAAACCTAAACCAGTTGTAAAACCAGTTGTAAAAAAGAAACCAGTAGTTGATAAACCTAAACCCAAGAGGAGAGAATTAGGAAAGACACAGAAACCCTCTAAAACAGATATACAAAAAATACCAGTTAGAAAAGCAATTGGTAATACGAAGGCAATTAAAAATATGGGAGGAGATGTACAAGATACACCCAAGGATTTAAAGATTGTAAAGAAACCAGTAAAACGAGGAGAAGGTAAGTTCTCTCTACCATCACAAACACCTAAACCAGTCGTGATAGATAAAGATAAAAAACCTCCCAAGATCGATAAGAGTTATAAAATCATAAAGGTTACGAAAAGTAATTATCCTCTTGATGTCTCTAAATATAATGATATTAGAAATATACCACCATCAGAAGTTTATAAAAATCTGGTAGAGAAAAGGTCTGATATATTTTATCCATGGAGTTCTATTAGTGATGTTTCTGATATTATGTTTTTATATATATTAAAAGATAATAAAAGTAATTGTCTCTTAAATCGTGACTTGAATAGGGATTTGAATAAAACGATGTGTAGATATATAGGGAAAAAAGAAGAAATAAAAGAAGGAGGAAGCGAACCAGAAAAAACTGGGGAAATGAAAAGTGCTTGGGAATGCAAACCGACTGATTGGATAAAAAAGAATGCTCGTGGAATCGCTGAACAATTTTTGAAATGTGCTGAAAATGACCTTGCTTTACCTATTGATATTTCTATTATAGGAAGTGGTGATGGCACGAGTACTCATGCAAATATGTTATTATTAAATCCTTTAAGAATGGAAGCAGAACATTTTGAACCTCATGGTGCCCAGTATCAAGGACAACTCATCGGTGCCAGAAAAAATAAACCTTCATATACATATTTTGTACCACCACAAGTTAATTTGTCCCCAGCGATTACCGCGATCAATACAGAATTAAAAACTATCGGAACAAAGATAGATGGTAAAATACCTAAATTAAAATATCTTAAACCAGCGGATACATGCCCTACACCAAAATTAAATAGTCAAATAGATTCATACCAAAATGAAAGACATAGTAGTAGTAGTAGGGCGTTTGAGGGTGTAGTGATTACAGAACAAGGGGGGTATTGTCAGATGTGGAGTTTATTTCATTTGGATTTAAGATTGAAAACATTAAGTAAATCTGGTGCGGAAGTCTTTGATGATATGACTAAAAATCTCACAAAAGAATTGGGTAGTAAGTATATTGAACTTATGAGGGGTATGAGTAGATATGCATGGGAACAACTTGCAGATGTTCTTAAACCTAAATACAATGAACATGGTGCGACAAGAACAGATTTGATTAATTTTATGATTCAAAAACGAGGAGGTAATACTACTAATAATTGGAAGATCACGGACGCTTTGGTGAATCTTAAAATTGCATTATATGAAGAAATAGCAAAACAAAAAATACCGAAGACTGTTAAAAAAATAACCAAAGGTATTGATAAAACACTTACTGATAAAGAAAAAAAAGTAGTGGATATGGCGGTTTCAGAATTATATATGACAACAAAAGAAGCGATTGATGGTGTCCTTGATCCTACGAAAGAATTGAAGAAACAAGGAAGAATACTCCGAAATATATGGACTAACATAACTAAAAATAAAAGATTTACTGGTTATACACCACAACAAAGAGAATATATTAGACAAAGTTTAGAATTATTTATAGATGATAATGAAGATAATGAAGAAGAAGAAGAGAATGTAAAAATAGCAGAAGGAATGTTGTTCTATTATAAATAAAATATATGTATAATATAAATGAATTGTGAATTAGATATTGAGAATGTTGTTGAAGTTGAAATGATAAGGGAGTTATTAAGAAAACATAATGATATATTATTATTATTCTTTGATGAGATAGTTTCAAATTATCAAAGTATTAATGTGGCAGAAGTGGATGAGTACTATGTTGAAGATATAATTAATGCATTTGATTTTTCAGATGATTCAGATGAAGATAAATGGGATTAAACCTTTTTGGCAATAACAATATTATATAGGATGCCAAAAGGGTTTATAATTAAAAAAAAAATATAAATATTTGTTATTGCCAAAATGGTTTAACCAAAGAACTTAATTGTTTTTAAAATACTATCCTCTCGTTTATGTTTATTATTTATTTTATAATTTAAAAATATGTAGTAATTCAGATGTTGGATAAGTTTTATTTTATCATTGTCATATTTTTTTTGTAGGTGTGAATACTTATATTCCATTTTTATTTTATGTGAGATGTCATCTGGGATGGGTAGGTGTCCAATCATTAATAGTTTATTATAATGTAACATATATATTAATATTTAAGATAATAAATCCATTGAAAAACATAGAAATAGGGTATAAATCTATTATTATGTCATAATATGGTCTAAAATAGGGTATAAATCTAATATTATGCCTCTGTGGTTAATAAAATTATAATTTTATATCGTAATAAGGGTATAAATGACACAAAACTAATGAAATATAGGCATTATATTAGATTTATAGGCATTTTAACATGATAATAGTGACATTTATTTAGATTTGGTCTGTGATGCTTGTATTAATTCTTGAATTATTGAATTATCTAATATTCTATTTCGTTCTATCTTATAAACTATACAGCAACCATCATCCACATTTGCTAATGACTGATCTGGGTTTGTTATGCTCGTAGTAATTTCGCAAACTGAATTATCTTTTGTGATTGTGAATTGAGTACCAGTCTCACCAGAGAAAAAGTAGTCTCCAAATCCATTCTCCTTATTAACTAAACCAATTATAGGGAGGACAGCATTACCATCCCTACCACCTATGAAAGAATTAGATGCTGATAATAATAAATCACTCCTTATACAATAATAAGGTCTTATCATTCTTCTTGGTAACCTTGTTGCTTTAATTGTAATAGATGTAGTCTGTTCCACTATCACTGGGAATAATGAGTACGCACTAACCCTCAACGCTTCACCAGTTCCCTCATTTACTGGTGGTGACGCACCATCTTTTTTATTTCCTTTCGTTTGATTAATCCATCCTTCATACATCATAGGAGATGGAACTTGATTTGTATATTGCACAGCACCAAATGTATTCACAACAAAGTTTTTGGTTTCTGTTTCTACCAGTTGTGAGTTTGTGGTAACATATTTTAATTTATTCTCATTCTCTGTTGTTATACGAGTTATAATATTATTGGTACTATCGATGTTGGTTGGATTAAATTGTTCGTATGAAAATCCCATGATCCCAAGTAATCCATCACCAAATGTATCTTCTGTATAAGTATCTCCCAAGTTTAATATTATTCCACAATCACAATCTATAATATCATACACACTTAATGCTGGATTATTAGGTTCATATTTTATAGCACCCCAACCAACTTTACCAGTAGTATTATTATGACCACCAATCTCTGACATTGTCCAATGAGGTCTGCCTTCTGCTGTATCATAATCATCAAACCATATCTGCTCGGTGTCACCAAGAGTCAAAGCACCAGTAACCACACCATAAGCATCACTATCAAAACTATATGGTCTCATCTCTGGTGTCCAAGACCATAATTCTAATTTTTTATTTATCTTATAACATTCATCCCCAGCATTTTCCAATATAGGATTTGTTGTTTTATTTGAACCAGCATTATAAGATTGTCCTACATTCTCCGCAGTATGCAACGAACTAAAAGCAAAATGTCCATTTGCATCATATATCAAAGATGCATTATTTGCTCCAAGATATACTTTTGATATTAGTTCCCCAGTATTATTTGGATTGTTATATCTAAAAACATTTTCCCCAGCACTATTAACACGATCAGCAATACCAAAATTATATGAATCATCATATGTGAAGTTTGTATATCCAGACCACAACTGAACTGCTATTGTTGAATATGCGTTGAAATGCCAATCCCATCCAATCTGTCTTGTATCCTTTGTGATTGCTGGTTGGAATTGAAAAACATATGGTCTTATACCACCATTGAATAATTCTGGATGTAATGTAATATAATATTTATTATCTGGCAGTAATGTCTTTGTTGCGAAACCATATGATAATCTTGCGGTTGAAGTTCCTTCTGTACTCTTACCTTCATAGGTTTTATCATAAAAGAAAAACAAAGGCATTGAGTTTCTGTTCGCTCCTTTATCTACATAATTGTCATATCCCAATTTAGTTTCTATATTACCAGTCGCATCATCATAACGATTGATATGTAAAAATCTTGAATTGGCAAACTCCACATCTGGTGATCCACGGACACCAAAGAAAATATCATTACCATTAAATAATTCTGGGTATTGTCCTTGTGCAATAAACAATTTACTTAATTTCTGTAAATTAGGTTCTGTATATTCATAACTTGTTACAATTTTACTTTCTCTTCCATTTGCTACGGTACTATCAATATCATTCTTTATATAATTTGCCTCTTGGTTCCCATCAACATCCAAATCAATTAATCTTCCTAATGTAAATAGATCTGGTCTCTTTACTCCTATATATTGATATGACGCATCATAATTCATAGCATCTATTGTATGAGATGTATTATCTTGATATTGTGAAAAGTTTGTTGCTACATTACATGCAAAACTCGCACAATTAAAAGGTTTATATGATTTTGTTGAATATAATGTAACCCATTCTTGATTTGATACTGGATTTCCTTTATCATCAAGATAATATGGTTCTGGTGGTCGTGCTTCTTGTAATTTTTCTGTTACCAATTCCGCTATATTCTGTGGTGAATTGTAACCAGTAGGTATTTCAATCTCTAACAAGTCTTGATATATATGATATTTTCCCATTGCTGGATCTCTTACCGCTGGTAAATCATCCCAATATTTTTTAGCATCAGCATTAAATGTGTAATTCTGTATCCATTGGTCTCTAACCATAATGGTTAATCTACCACCATCACTTAATGGTTTGAAGTATCCGTACTTACCAGCGGTGGATGTATCTGTATATAGTAACATATCATTTAAACACACAGAATATAAATCGGCAAGATGCTCACTACCTCTCTCATAAAATACTCTACCAGAATCAGTTGTGTCATTTCCAGTCCAATATTCATGAGTATTATTGACTTGATTTCTTAAAAATTGATTTTCTGCTTCACCAGATTTCAGTGTGTATCTTGCTACACCATTAGTGGCAAACCTTCTTGGTAAAAAATAATATCCCTCTCCATTTGTATTGGTATAAAAGTTCATTTCAATATTTAATTCATTATCTTTTAATTCTTTTATTTTTGGTGTGAGTGTTGCGGTCTGGTATTCAGCAAGATCCATTTTATTCATATCGGCATATGAAACAGAACCATAACTTTTAATGTCTGTATAATAATATGTCTTTTTTGTATTTAAATTATTACCTTCTAATTCAACAGCATTTGGAACACCACATCCTCTCTCATTTATAAAACATTGTTGTAATGTAATTTTATCACCTCTTTTTAAATTAAGATTTTTACCAAGACGATTAGTGAATACACTATTACTATTTTTATTTCCACCCAATCTCTGTACTGATGATAAGTTATTGCATTCAATTATTTCAGTATCAACATATTCGCTTGGTTGTTCCATTTTAAATATAACATATATAATATTTTTATATATACATACTTCAAATGAGTTATATAAGTCAAGGAAGATATTTAGAAGAATTAAAACAGAAGAGGATAGCGACTGAAACTAATAGACAATCTTTAATAAAATTGGATAAGGATGTTAAAGAAATATCACTTATTGTGAAGGAATTAAAAAATGATGTTAAAGAAATATTAGAGTATGTCAAGAGAAAGGAAGAACGAGATTTAAATAAATGGATCACATGGGGTTAAACCTTTTTGGCAATAACAATATTATATATTTTGCCAAAATGGTTTATATTTTAATATAATAATTTGTTTTTGCCAAAATGGTTTATTCCCTTTTTAAGATTTTATCCATGATATATTTTAAATATATTATATAAATAAAAATGGCAGAGTTCTTCACAGCGGACAATAAGGTTTCACTTGATCAATCAGATATTCGCATCAGTGCGGAAAATGGTTTAAACTTTTCACAAGACCAGACAATAGGTATTTACATTCCTCCTTCGGTTAAATATTTCTCTGGTAAGGATACATACCTACAATTTAACGCACAGATTAAATCGGATATTGATAACACCAAAGGATCGTTTGCAACTCGTCTTATGTTAGATCCCCAGATTGGAGGTTCCAGTTTATTTTCCTCTGTACGTATTTACGCTGGAAATCGCGAAACATTATTGGAGGAGAATACAGAATATCCATCTTATGTTTCTGTTAAGTATGATTATTCTAAATCAGAAGTTGAACAGAGGAAGAGAGCGTTAGATGAAGGGTGTGGTACTTGGACACCAGCGAACAGAGGAACAATTGGAACCACTAAATCAGTTGGTAACAATTTTCTTTATTCTCCATTCTTCAAGACAGTTAATTCTGGTTCTTCAACCGCGAGAACCGCGACTATTGATAGTACTAATGGTCTTAATGATTGGAGTGATAGTGATTTCATCCCAGCAAAATTAACACTCCCTCTCCATTCTGGTATGTTCGCTGAAAATAGTAAGGTATTCCCAAATGCTCTTACAAATGGTATCTATATTGAACTCGTAATGGCACCAATTAGAAATCTTTTAAGACAACTTGACGGCGTATGTCTAACGCGTCGTTTAAGATTGAATCCTATGTTTAATGGTGCTGGTGCGAAAGATACTAAATGGGAAGCGGGAAATGGAAAAGAACAAACCATTATTTTCTTGGAAACCCATAATAATATCAATTGTACTCAAAATTGTCCTTTTGTTTTGGGAGAAAAAATTGGCATCGCAAAAGATAATTTAGATGGAACATTTACAAAAATTGTTCTTTCAGAGGGCAAAGATGCTTATGGTGCTGTAATTGATAAGATTGAAACCGAAGCAGATGGTAAATTAAAAGTAACTATTGGTCGTGGTGTTGGGGTACAGAGTGCGACTGAAATTGACCCAGCGACTGGAAAATATTTCTTATATTCAATGTCTCTTGAAGATGCTACCTCATGGTCACCATCTGTGGAGGTTTCAAATGTTGAATTAATTGTTCATGAGATTACGGCAGATGGTAACTATGTGCAAGGACAGATGAATAAATTATCTTCTGGTGGTGTTATCCGTTTTGATATTCCATCTGTTGGAGTTCAGACACACTCCACTCTTTCAAGTGATGTACAAAGTACCATACCGCTAAATATTGAATATTCAAAGGCAAAATCTGTTTTATGCGTAGGAACAGATAGTAAAATATATACTTGTGCTGAAAATACTGGGGCAATTGGAACTTATCTACAACAGAAAGATTCTGGTTCTTCATCTACAATTGATGTTGAGATGAGAAGTAACCGTGCTGGACTTGAAGGATGCTCTAATGGTCTCACAAATTATTCCTTCTTCCTCGATGGTAAGATGTATCCGTCGCGTCCTATTTCTACTAAAAAAGTTAGTGATAAGCGTGGTGGTATAGACGCGAATTATATGGTGGAATTAGAAAAAGCACTTTTATCTTTTGATATTCCAGTTAATTCATTTGAAGAATATGCAAAGAACTTTATTGTTGGTCGTGTATTAGCGATTGGACAAGACGCAGTATTTGATGGTCGTGGTAAAACTGCTCGTCTTAATTGTCAGTATCAAGGGGGTACAGCGAATGTAGATGCTCCGTCTGTTAATCTTTTATGGAAGATATTTACACGACATGTTAAGACGCTGATTTTGAAAGGAGGGAATGTTTCTGTTGAGGTATAAACCAAAACGGCAAAAACAAATATTATATTCTTTTTTCTTTTT